TTGGTTGAGTTTAACACCTACATTAGACGTAAGATCGGTCGTAAACGCCGTGTGTGCGTTCGTAAACCTAACCGTATTTGATGTCGTATTACCCGCATCCGTGACTTGTTGAAGAGTGACGTTCGAGAGAATACCACCGTCACCTTTAAAGAACCCGGACGTTGTTTCTATATTATTTGTTGCGTATACATTGTCAGCAATAACGTTACCATAAAGTGTAATCACATTTGCATTATTACCAACAACATTACCGTTTAGTGTAATGGCTGTTAATTCACCCGATGTGAGTGTTATGTTGTTTTGTGCTATTACATTACCATAGACGTGTAAATCTATGACGTTCGCCAAATCGGGTGTGATTTCGGTATCTAAAGAACTGTTTAGTGTGTAGCCGATCATTATTTCTTTTTCGTCGCCTCTAAAAGTTACCGTTGGACTTGCATTACTGTTGGGTTGTTTCATGATAATACCAATATCTGTAGTCGCGAGTTCGTTATTGTTTGCGAGACTTATAACGGCATCTTCAAATGTTGTATTTGTGGTATCTATAGTTGTTGTCGTACCTTCGACGAGGAGGTTGCCTTTTATATGAGCATCTTTTTGTACGGTAATATAGTCTGTTTTTGTGTAATTCGATACGTTTACGTTCCCAGTAACTTCAACGACATCTGTTCCTAGTGTATCTATAATAACATTCGAACCAATCAAAGCTTTTCTCGAGGTAAACGTGTTCCCCGTAACTTCGATAACATTTGATCCTAAAGTATCTATAGTAACATTCGAACCAACGAGGACTTTTCTCGAGGTAAACGTGTTCCCCGTAACTTCGACGACGTTAGATCCTAGTGTATCCATAACAAGGTTCGACCCAACCAAAGCTTTTCTCGAGGTAAACGTATTCCCAGTAACTTTGACAACATTAGATCCTAAAGTATCTATAGTAACATTCGACCCAATCAAAGCTTTTCTCGAAGTAAACGTGTTCCCCGTAACTTCGAGGACGTTTGACCCTAACGTATCTATAGTAACATTCGACCCAACTAAAGCTTTTCTCGAGGTAAATGTATTCCCCGTAACTTCAACGACATTAGACCCTAATGTATCCATAACAAGATTCGACCCAACTAAAGCTTTTCTCGAGGTATACGTGTTCCCCGTAACTTCAACGACGTTGGATCCTAACGTATCTATAGTAACATTTGACCCAATTAATGCTTTTCTCGATGTAAATGTATTACCGGTCACAACTAATATATTTGAACCTTTATCGTCTACGAATAAGTTCGAACCAACATCTAACGTGTGTATACCATGTGTATTCTGTATACCAACATTACCGTTCGTGATCAAAGCTGGGCCATTTGCATAGTTAAACTGAACTGTTCTAGAAGCGGTTGTATTACCTTGTAAAACGATATTGTTTAAATTCAAGTTTGAAAGAAAATAACTATCACCATGGTAAAATGCCGCACTTACGTTACCCGTGGTACTAAATGCGTTTATGGATGCAGTTGGGTTTTGTAAAAATGTAGTCGAACCTAAACTTAACCCCGTTATAGATGGATTAGTGTTAGATGATAAACCAATACGGTTTACAACTATCGAATCTGTATTTATTCTACCCGAAACCTGAATTTTATTATCTGCATTAGAATCTATTAAAATGGAACGACCCACGCGTAATTCACCATCTTTGGTTACGTAAACATTTGAACCTACATCGAGTGCGTGTGTAGGACTTGTATTCTGTATACCGACATTACCAGTTGTTACAAACGCGGTCGTATCATTTATAAAACGAACCGTATTTGATGTAACGTTATCATTATTCGTCGCGTATTGTAAATTAATCGAAAAAAGATCAACCGCGGGTACATTCGAATCTATAATTTCCTTGGTTTCTGTGTTATACGTTAACATGGTTATATCCCTGGATGTTATATCATCTTCTTGACGAAGTGGTGTCATGTAAATACTCCCTGGAACCGATGTATCTATAGCTGTATTTGAAGCATTGAATACGATCGTGTTTTCGCCCTGGTCGTCCGTAGCGTGTTTACCAAACCGGATTTTGGTAGACCGCTCGATGGTCGGTATGTTTTTAACCATTTAATATAGGTACGTATTTTAATTTGCGTAGATGAGACCAGCCATACCATTTTCAATTCGGAGTATGTTATAGTTTACTGCATATATAGGGTCGGAAATGATCATGGACTCACTTATAATTTTTGCTGAATCTAATCTGCTGAAATTGAGTGTTCCTGTCGGTTGGAGTGAACTTGTTGATAAACAGAAACAGTGTAAAAAGAAATCGGGCGATGTAACAAATGTCGTATGGTAATAGTTTGGTATTTCCATGAAATGGGGTTTACCGAACTTAAAATTACATATATCTAAACCGTTTATTTCAATTTTTACCTTATTGGTATCGGATGTAAGCGCACCACCGGTACTCGTATCCGAACACGCGAGGTACTTAACCGGGTGGTTAAATGTAAGTTCCTGTACGAGTTCTCTCGAAGGAATACTTTTTTGTACCTGGGTAATGAGCAAATTATGGTTTCTGGATACGATGTTACCACGTTCTTCGTTGTCTAAGTAATAATAGTTAGAGTAACAATCGAATTCGTAGTTACCTGCATCTTGTCCCCAGTGTATTCTGATTTCGACCTCGTGGTATTGTAAAGCGACTATGGGTAAAGCACACTGTGGACCTTCGCAGAAAAAGAACCGTAACGGGTAAAAATACGAACGGGAACTTATACCCGGGTGTGTACCTAAAGCGCTTTTCGATATATTGTTCGCGAACGTATCTATGGCGATCTTTTCCGTGAACGTGGCGTCCTGTGTATCTATAACCTGACCACCTATGAGTAGTTCGACTTTATCTATGAGGGTATCCCACCTTTGAATATCGAGTGCTTTTGTGTTATTGTGTATCGTAAAATACGTGTATCCTAAAAGGTCACCGGATCTCGTAAACTTGACCGATGACATAGCGTTACTTTTCACAGTTCCCTGTATCGTTTGTTTTTCTATGGATTGTGAAAAGTTAGAATGCCGTTTAAACGTCGAGCTAAAAAACGATATTTCTGGCTTTCCCATAATGTGTTCGTCTTGAGCACCTATGGCAATGAGTTGAACTACACCAGAAGACATTTATAATAAGAAAAGGTTAAAAAACGTCCTGAAATTATTCATATGGTAAATTTCTTTTTTTGCATACAAATCTAAAAACAAAAACTGCGTCGCCACAATCTGCCGCTGTGCCGTCTTGTTTATCTAAATTGAACGTCAATCTATCGATCTTTCGAATGGGATTATAGTATTGTTGAACGATTGGATACTCGTTTCTAAAAAATACGGCTTTTTGAGCACCTGAAGATGCGTGTAATTTGTGTTCACACACGATAGTACCAAATATACCGTTTAGGTGATTATCTGCATCACTAAGATCGTCTTTACCACGTTGACTGAAGTACGTTTTGAGTTCTTCTATGCCTATGTGTATACACCTTTGAGTATCAACAGTAGTGTTAATACTTGCAGCTAATAACTGTGCTTGAACAACGTTCTCTAGTGGGGTTGGTAAATACAGAGTAAAGTCGGTATCACTCGCAGTATCCAGATTATCGAGTACAACTGTATGGTGTTCGCATTCGAAATCAGGTAAGGTTGATTGACTAGTCACTAAAGCCATTTATATATACTGGAGATTTTACTTCATCTTGTAACTCGCTTGTCCGACAACCAATTTTTGGCCGTCGCAAACACCGCCTCGGCTATCCGAGTAGTACGATTTACCGAGACACTCTTCCTTGGATTCGAGATCGAAGAGCGAACCTTCACTGACGACTTCGATGTCGACTGGGGCTGGTGTATAGTAGTTCGTTTTAAGCATTTGGAGGACGCAGAGTATAGCAAAAACTATGACAATCGCCCTGAGCGTATTTCTGTTCGTGGTGTTGAGTTTAATCATTTGTTATGGACTGAGATTTTTTTATAAAGTGCGTTAAAGAAATTAGAATAGTTTCAATATAAAGAGTAATAGTAATGGACGGAGAGATTATTCTTAATCGTGGCGATACTAACGTTATGAAACTAGATGATAACGAACAGGCACTTATGAACGAGATAGAAATAGAAGTTCCCAGACCTCAAACTATTAGAAGGCAAATGCCTAAACCGATGAAAACTCAGTTTTCGCCACCGCAGGCGCAAGTTTTTCAGGAAGATATAGACTCGTTCGCAAATCCGAATAAACAGAATCCGCCATCCGCTCCTCCCCCAGAAGACCCAGTCGATTACGGTGAGTACGACGATGAACCTGATATGATGGATTATGGTTCCGGGGGTGGTGGAGGAGGATATGCCATGGAAGAGGAAGAAAAACCATCACCTGGTTATAAAACTATAGACGAGGAAAAGGTCGATCTCGTAAACAAACTCGGGCGTTTGGAAAAAAAGGGGTTTACTGTGAACAAGCGTTTGAATGCTTATTCCTCCGTAGACGAACTTAGAGCTGAAGTTAAGCGGATAACGTATAGCATAGACGTCGATAAGTCTATAAAGTTTTCGAGACGTATGCTTATTGCGTGTACCACGGGTCTCGAGTTTTTGAATAAAAAGTATAACCCGT